CAGAAACACCAAGAAGATTTCCTTCTTCATCAATGGTTTGTGTGAGAACATTACCAGTTTGCTCGGCATTCTTGATGTTTTCCTCTATTGCCTTGCGTTTTGTTTCACGAACACGAGCTTCGAATTCTTCTTTAGCTTTCATTTCATTTTTCATTTTCTCGTTATGAAGTTGATTGAGTTCTTCTTCCATGAATTCAACCCGACCAGTCTTATACGCATCCGGATCCCAAGGAATCCACATACCAACAGGTCCAACAAAGATATCGTGATTCGGGTCAATTTCACGCAGTTTCTTGCAACGCATTTCAGCCTCATCTTGATTATTATACACACCGCGAATTTTTAGTCCACGAACAGATGTCTGGAATGAATGTTTAAGATTAAACTTTTCACTCAAACGTTCTTCATTTTTATCCAAAAATGTCTTGTAATCATCGTCAATGGGTGTAGATTGGAGTTTTTCATTTTCTTCTTTAGCAAACTCATTTAAATCCTCAATTACCTTTTCCGCTTGAAGGTTGTATTTATAAGAAATAAATTGAAGAAATTCAAAAAATTTAGAAAACGATTTAGTATAATCCCAAGTCTTTACAAATTCTTCCATAAGGAAAAGTTCTCGTTTTTTTAAGATATTTTCCGGAGAAACAAAGGAAAGGCACGCAAATTTTTGCCCGGAAATAGGACCATCTTCATCGCATAAATCAACATATTTAGGGTTTGGTTTCCCATCTACCATTTTTCGTTCAAAAGATGACATTATATAATTATTTAGTGATGGTATTTTTATATTTGTTTGTAAATAATTATATTTGTATATAATATATTATGAACGGTGTATTAGACTTCCAAGAACTCGTCAAACGCGTAGTAAAATACCTTGTAGAAGGTTTAGTGGTTGCTATTGTAGCATTCTCCATCCCCAAGAAACAATTGAACGTTGAAGAAATCATTGTTATTGCCCTTGCTGCTACAATGACATTCAGCATCCTTGATGTATTTGTCCCTGCTATGGGCCAAACTGCCCGCACAGGTGCTGGATTCGGTATCGGTGCCAACCTTGTCAAATTCCCCCGTATGATGTAAATACATATTTAAAAATACCAAACCTAAATTAATATATATTGATATTTTATATATTAATCAAAATATGAACGAAAAGGAAATGTTAATGTTTTATCATACCGCATTACGCAACGTCGGTCTATATACATCAGTATCATTTGCGTCTTTAGCGTATAGTCGTGTATACCGCCATGACAATTATTTCTACAATAATCTACTTATTATAGTTAGTTTAATCTTTACTATTATTGCCTTTTCTATTAACTATATATTATTGAATGAACTTTATGATTTTTCAAAAAAGAATGATGATGGTACACGTATAGACAAGTGGATATTTATACCAGAAGTCATTATGGTAATTGAAGTCATTTTAATCATTCTTGCGTGTGTTACATTATATTATCACATATAAATAATACACTATTAAACCGTTGGAAAAAATTGCCAATCAAGCTCTTTACATACTTCTTTCCAAATCATATCTTGTTCCAGTTGTTTATCCCTATCTTTCATCATAGGTATAAATGGTAAATATTGTGTTTGGTCGAGAAGCACACATAATTGATAGAGTGTATATGTATAATTAAAAAAATTGGTCCTACTTGGCGGACAATGAAGCGCCCAAGGTTTCTGAATCTCAATAAATAATATACACAATGTTTCGTGTAATTCTTCGTTCATGAGTGGCGGTTTGATACCAAAAAGTGAATTAATATATTGAATATGTTCGAAATATTTATTTAATCCCAATTTACGTAGAATTTCTCGCATCTTATTGTAATTCAACTCGCGCATATCTTCGATACGTTCCTTTTTAATCCGCTTTTTAATTGAGTCAACCACATCGTCGGGTATTTGAGTCGTTTCTTTTGCTTGAAATTGTGCCAATATTTCTTTGAAATGGTTTAATCGGATATATGCGGTATATGACACTTCATTGGGAGGTTCCTTGTTTGATGGCTTGTTGCTATCAACAATATATGTAATAAACTTACCACATTTTTTATTATTACAAATCATAATACCTTCTTCCTCTTGGGCGATCATTTCACCGATTTGACAAAATTCGCAATTATCACAATTGATGATAAAATCGTTGGTAATAAGTGTTTCATTATCCACATTTTTCCAAAATTTTCTATACAATTGTTTGGATTTTCTATATTTATTTTCTTCAATATCTTCACTTACGTTATTCGTTTTCTTTATTTTGAAGAAACTATGCATCGCCTTACTATTACGCTTAACATTCGCATTATTATTAATTTGCTGTTTTTCTTCAAAGTAGTTGAAAATGATTTTGCTATTTTCTAGGAAGTAGTTCTTTTTTATACTGGATAAACGCTTTATTTCAGTTCGAATATCGGTTATTTTATCTTTCATATTCATAATACTATCAACCTTATTCCGTGGCAACGTTTTCAATTTCTTTTTTAATTCTTCCTTTTCTGCTTGTAAATTTGGTATTAATGTGTCGTCAATACTTTTAAAATATGCTAACATTTCATCGTGTTTTATATCTATGGATATAAGTTGCGAATTTGGGTTATTTGACATTTTAATTAAACATGCATCATTTAGTTTATATATATTTTACACCAAAATATATAAATCGTCCAAATAATCGAAATAAACTCAACTTATCTTGTATATAATGACAAACATACAACATATAATAACGGAATTGAAAGCACCCAATAAAACTATAGAAATAAATTCAAAGCAGTTTCAAAAAATGGTATTTATAACAAATGCGATAGACGATGGATGGAGTGTAAAGATGGTTGATGAACGATATATTTTTTCCAAAAAACACGAAAACAAAAAAGAGGTATACAGCAAAACATATTTAGAGAAATTTATACTGACAAGCCAAGAATTACAAGGTATTTAACAACGACATATATTTTCTTCTAATAATGCTGTCGCAAGATCTATATGGTCTATTTTTTCACTTTCAGTTTGTTTTTGATCGTAATCTATATCAATATCCTTAGCTTGTTGTATATAATCGTCATCAACATTACATAATCCATATGACATAATCATGATCAACTTATAACATTTATCAAAAATCATCAATAATACATATAAACAGCGATTTTGTTTATATATATTTAGGAAAATTACATAAAATTTCTGTAAAAAAAGAATTAATTCGTATTTTTCCCAAATTATTTTCTATATACATAATATATAATAGAAAATGGGTGGAGCTCTTATGCAACTCGTAGCTTACGGCGCTCAGGACGTCTTCCTTACCGGAACTCCTGAAATCACATTCTGGAAAGTTTCTTACCGTCGCCACACAAACTTCGCGATGGAATCTATCGAACAAACTTTCTCCGGACAAGCTGACTTCGGTCGCCGCGTAACATGCACAATCAGCCGTAATGGTGATCTTGCTTACCGCACCTACCTCCAAGTCACACTCCCTGAAATCAACCAAGGTATGGCAAACACCTCAGAAACATTAAATGCCCGCTGGTTAGATTTCCCCGGTGAACAACTCATCGCTCAAGTTGAAATTGAAATTGGTGGCCAACGCATTGACCGTCAATACGGTGACTGGATGCACATCTGGAACCAACTTACACTTTCTTCCGAACAACAACGCGGATACAACAAGATGGTCGGCCACACAACACAACTCACACACGTAGTTGATGCCTCTTTCGCCGCCATCTCTGGACCCTGTGCCGGTTCCGCCGCGGCCCCCCAAACATGCGCTGCCCGCAAGGACCTCCCCGAAACAACACTTTACGTCCCCCTTCAATTCTGGTACTGCCGCAACCCCGGTCTTGCTCTTCCCCTTATTGCCCTCCAATACCACGAAGTCAAGATCAACATCGATTTCCGCGCCATCGGTGAATGCTTATGGGCCATATCTGGAACAGCCTCTGCTTCCCAAGCCTACCAACAATCCCTCGTTGCTGCCTCCCTCTATGTTGACTACATCTTCCTCGACACAGATGAACGCCGCAAAATGGCCCAAAACCCCCACGAATACCTCATCGAACAAGTCCAATTCACAGGTGATGAATCCGTAGGTTCCTCCTCCAACCGCATCAAACTTAACTTCAACCACCCCTGCAAAGAACTTGTATGGGTAGTCCAACCCGATGCCAACGTTGATTACTGCAGCTCCCTTGAAAACGACAAATCCCTATTTGCTCTTAAGGGCGCACAACCTTTCAACTACACAGATGCTCTTGATGTCCTCCCCAACGACATCACCGCCTTCGCCACCAAGGCTGATGCTGAAAACATGGTTGATGGCAACGCATTCGAAGATGCCCCCGCCGATGAAGCCGGTAAATCTGTTGGTGATGCTGCTTCTTATGTCCTCCAAGAAGCCTCCCACGAAATGCACTGCTGGGGTGAAAACCCTGTCGTCACAGCGAAACTTCAACTTAACGGACAAGACCGCTTCTCCGAACGTGAAGGTTCCTACTTTGACGTCGTCCAACCCTTCCAACACCACACACGTGCCCCCGATGCCGGTATCAACGTATACTCCTTCGCTCTTCGCCCCGAAGAACACCAACCCTCTGGAACATGCAACTTCTCCCGCATCGACAACGCTGTCTTACAACTTGTTCTTTCCTCCAACACAGTATCTGGCACAAACACAGCCAAGTGCCGTGTATATGCCGTTAACTACAACGTCCTCCGCGTAATGAGTGGCATGGCAGGTGTTGCCTACAGCAACTAAGCATAAGGTCTTTGCTTAGAATTTAAACTATAAAACTATAAAAATCAATAAATGATAAAATGAAATATTTTCATATTTTATTTTAAAAAAGGAATATAAAAAGCATATATGAATTATAAGTATTAGGATAAAAACACGTCAGTATGGTATCGTTTTCCGAAGAATGCGAAGCGTTGAAAAATCTATTGTCTGTTTTTGGTTCAAAATCATCAAGAAAAGATGACTGTGAAAAAGCTTTTCAAGATATCAAAGGTATTATTGATAATCTAGGG